GATGGATGCCGACGGCGTGTGCGCTCTAAGTTGATTGAAATCCTGGATCGTCTCGAAATTCATGCATAAACAACACCTGATCATCGATGCCCAGTTTGGCTCTACTGGCAAAGGCCTCTATGCGGGATACCTAGCCAGGCAGATCCAATGCGATACAATCGCCTACTCGCCTTCGCCCAATGCTGGCCATACGCTCCTGTGGCGTGGCCATAGCTTTATCCACAAGATGCTGCCCAGTGGCATTACATCGCCAATGCTACAGAAGATCGTATTAGGCCCCGGCAGCCTGATTGATCTAGACCGTCTACATGCTGAATTATGCGGCATATTCGAATCCTTGCCTAGGTTCAGAGATATCAAAATCTTTGTCCACAAGCATGCAGCCTGTGTCTATGACCGGCACAGACAAGCTGAGGCTCAAGGAGGAACCGCTCCTGGATCTACTAGGCAGGGAGTGGGTGCAGCCCAACGAGAGCGGATCTTGCGGTCACCAGCGCAGAACAATGTGATTGGCAATGCAGATCATCCAGTGCTGCGCCTAGTCCACTTGGTAGATACGGTCACCATGCAGCAGATCTATGGCGAAAGCCAAGTTTTGCTAGTCGAAAGCTGCCAGGGGTACAGCCTGTCGATGTATCACGGCCAGTACCCGTACACTACTTGCCGCGATGTCACAGCCGCATCCATCATGGCAGACACTGGTGTTCCAATGGGACGTGTCCTGCCGACTGTGCATGGTACCTTCCGCACTTATCCGATCCGCGTCGCTAATCGACCAGAGTCTGGTGAATGGAGTGGCCCAAGCTATAGCGACTCAGCCGAGATCACGTTTGAATCAATTGGGCAGCAGCAAGAGCTAACAACTGTTACCAAGCTGCCACGGCGCCTGTTTACCTGGAGCCAGCGACAGGCCATTGAGGCTTGTACGCAGAATCGCATCAGTGTGGGGTTTCTTAATTTTGCACAGTATCCGATCAAATTCTCTCACCTTATCGACATCTGGGAACAGCTCAATGAGTGCACACAAGTCAAATACCTCGGATTCGGACCAGACATCGAGGATGTCTACCGCGTCGGCTCACCGTCTCTCGAAATTCATCGAATCACAAAGATCTATGAGCGATATCGAGGAGCTGCAACGTGACATTGCCTCATGGGCCAATAATGTCAATCCAGACCGGAACAGCATGTCCACTATCGCCAAACTGCTGGAAGAGATCGGTGAGCTGATCGCATCGGAACGGATGTCTGATCCAATGGAGCTGGCCGATGTAGCCATTCTGGTGCTTGACCTTTTCTATCTGCAAAAGGTGGATGTAGCTCAGGCTGTTATCGGCAAGATGACGATCAATCGTTCTAGGCGCTGGAAAAAGCAGGATAACGGAGCCATGTCACATGTCTGAGCATCAAGGACCACTAATAGGGGCGGCCACGCTGCTCCGCGCCAGCCACATCTCAAGGTGGGGAATCGTGCTGACTGCCAAACCACAGAGCATTGCTGAACACATGTACCGTGTCTGGATACTGGTGCATGAGTGGGGCATTGCGATTGATCTGCCAATGGCAGAACAGTTTATCGCTGAGAGATGGGCCGTGACCCATGATTTGCCAGAGATACGCACGGGTGACATGCCTACGCCACATAAAACGCCAGAGGTTAAAGCCTGGTTGAATCAGCTTGAGCACGACATCTATCCGCCATTGACAGAGGCACATAAAATGTCGAAGGCGGCAGCTGCACTTTGCAAATTCTGCGATACTGCAGAATCGATCCTCTATTTGAAGGTCAATGGCTTGGGGCAGCATGCTGCTGATGTCAGGGAATTACTAGCTCGTCAGATGTGGAGCAGGCTCAACTCGTCTGTCCTATTTGAAGATGAACGGCAGACTCTGCACGATTTGTTTAACAACACCTACGACCAATCATGACTGAAGAGCAGATCAAGGAAGCAACAATGATGAAGGCCAAAGGCTACTCGGCGATGTCGATAGCCAGATGCCTGACTGGAGTCCACTACAAAGAGATCACAGAGTATTTTGGCGACACCTGGCCAAAGCACCAGCCTTATGGCGGCTTCAGCCCTGGTTTCTATAAATGGCTGATGGAGGAATGCATCTATACCTGGCGCCCCAACAATCCAAATCCACCAGATGCACCATGGTCACGGATCGTCAAATGAACACCCAGGAATTCCTCGACATTCTTGATAGCACTTGGGACACACTGGTGCAGCTTACTAAAAGTAAAGGGCATGAATATGCCAACAGCGATAACCAGCTGGCTAATTTCGAGAGACTCTCAGAGACCCTGGGATTGGCACCGGATGCCGTTTGCTTTGTCTATCTAGCCAAGCATATGGATGCTATCCAGAACCACATCCGAGAGCCAGAGAGAGCCGCTTCAGAGCCTATATCTGGCCGCATTGATGATGCAATCCTCTATCTACTTCTATTGAAAGCCATTTACGCATGCCAAACCTCCCAACAGACCACCTGAGCTATATCTCCCGTGAGCCGCTCCTTACTCCGACAGAAGAAATTGAACTTGGTCGCAGGATCCAGCAACGCAATGAACTGATTGCACAAGAATCGGATCGAAGTCTGACGCCACGCGAACGCCGGATCTGTAGGCGTGGCGAGAAAGCCAGAGAGCGCATGGTGACAGCCAATCTAAGGCTGGTCGCCCATGTCGCCAGAAGATATCAGACAGTGCCCAGGTCGATGAGTTATGCAGACATTATCCAAGAAGGCGCTATTGGATTAATGAATGCCGCCGATAAATTCGACCCAGAGCGTGGGTATAAATTCAGCACCTATGCGTATTGGTGGATCAGGCAAGGTATCACCAGAGCCATCTCGCAGCAGGACAGGATGATCAAACTACCTATCAACACTGCAGACATCATCACGAAGATGCGCAAACATGCACGCGCACACTTTCACTTACACGGCCAATACCCGACGCTTGATGAGTCGGCGGAGTATATGGACATTCCCAAAGAGCAGCTAGAACGCCTGATCAAGATGTCAACTGCTGTAACCAGTCTCAATTTCCAGAGCCATGAGACCAACCACGAGATGATCGATTTGGTGCATGATGAAGCAGCAGAATCGCCTTTAGCCGCCGTAGATAAAGTCGAGTCAGTACGACAGGTACGTAAAGCAGTCACGAAACTGCCTGAGGATGAACGCAGCATGATCCAAAGTTACTATGGCCTTGACGGCAGGCCCAGCGTGACACTGGGTGATATAGCGGTCCACAAGTCTGTCTCAAGGGAAGCCATTAGACAACGCGTTCAAAGGATCAACAACAAACTTAGATATCAGCTTGCATCGCGGAATTTCTAACCGACCATTGCTGTTGCCGAGTCAATCTCTGCGATATGATTCACTGCCTGTCGCAGGAGTTTGCTCTGGTGGAAATTTTGCCGTGTCATGGCAACGCAAAGTCTAGATAACATTTCGAGGCTCTCGCAGTCTTCAATCTCCCTGATGCTGCATTCAAGTATCAGTTCTTCTTCGAGGCTCTGTTCAACGATCATCCATCCGAACGGATCGTAAGGTTCGTTTTTCGGAGGCATAGGGTTCTTCTGTCTTAAATCGAATGTAATCGTGCACAGCAGGGAATAGCCAGTCCTGTGCTGGCAGGCAAGCCTCGATATTGACGGGCTGAATACAGTTGAGCACCACTGTATTCCAGAAAGCGAATGCCCATCTCATCGGTCGACGAATATGGCCCAGCCGCTTGCCTCACCTTCGATCAAGAAGCGTTGGTAGAAAGCAGGCCTTGGCATCCTGATCAGCTCGCCTGATCTCTTGACATTGTGGCCACCAGCCTCCATATTGGGCCGTCCCATCGGATCCATGGCAACGAATTCATCCTTGTTATACCCAACAATTAGGCTCCAGTGGCCGCATCCTTCGCTATCACAAATGGCTGGCTTGCCCTTAGTAAAATCGCCTTTATGCAGCCAACCGACTAAGAGAGGACGGCCAGCGTCGATCTCAATTTCTATGTCTTCCACCCTTACATTCTGATTAAATTCAGCTTCCAGGCCAAGAGCCCTTAGCGCAGAGACTTGAGAGTGGACCTCTGTCGTGTCACCGTATTTACGGCGCACACGTCGATATTCGTCTTGACTGCCAACCACTCGGTGGAATGCAGCAATCATTGCAGCCGCTGAGTCAAAGCACTCCCGATAACCGTAGCCAGTGGGGCTGTCTAGTTGACTGTAATAAGGAACTCCATAGACCTGTTCACTGCGACCAGTCGTCTTCCAGGTCTGGAACCACTCTGCTTCTTCATTGAGCAAACTCCGATCCAGAAGTGAATCCTCAAGCTCTTTAATCGCTGCCATTTGGTGTGGAGTCCCGCGAAACCACTTGAAGAACGGCAGTAGACTCAGCGACATAATGCTCGACAGCAAGACTACTTGGACAATGCCGATGAACATGATGCATGCCTAGCTGCAAAACCCGTCATAAACATCGCGCCGCTACCAAGCACGACAATCAAGATGCTAATCACAACGGCTAGTACGGATGGCATAGAACTACTTCTCTAGCCCTTCGGTCGGGAATAGCAGGTTTTTTAAATATGAACAGGCCACATCGTCCAAATCATTGTCGGTTTGTTCGCTGATCTTGATCAGGCAGTCAATCAGCAACTGCTTAACGGCCTTTGATTTAATGAATCCAAACAGAATTGGCTTTAGCAGTAAAACCATCGGATCATGACGGGTGCCAATAGTCTAGTTCCTATTGGCGTGTCCTTCCAGTCGTGCAACGTTCTGCTCTAGATCAGAAATGCGTGCAAAAAGCTCTTGATCCCGAACCCTCAGATCAGCATGGAGCACATCCATCCGTGATGCTAGATTGTCAACTGCTGAAGTCAAACGTACTAAGGTATCGCGCCCTTGTAGGTTCTCACGCCCAGCGCCTCTGACGCACAGGGCAGCCGCTCCAACGCTGGCACCGGCTACAGCAGCCCAAATCTCTACCATTCTTAAGTCCTCAATTCATCCACAGAGATGCCTGACACTAATCCTAAGCATGACACTGATCCGGAATCGACACCGCTGGCTGATTTCGTCAAGTTAGCTGTATTGACCTGGTCGATTGCGATGCTAAGCCTGAACTATCTTGGCTACGTCAAAGCTATGGATCCCACATTCCCGGCATCACTGCTAACAGGCACCATGGCGTCCTTCGGGGTGAATGTTGGTCGAGCAAATGGCAAGAAGAAAGAAGAACCTACACTTAGACCAGAAACAACTACGTCTAAACCTAAATGAGGCGTTTTCTTTTTACATCCAGCCTAATGCTTTTTGCGGTAAATCCTGCACTAGCTGACATCAACCATGTTTTGACACAATCAGCCCAGATCAGCATTGATCAGGCTTACAGCTCAGCCAAACGAATCGGTTCCACCTACAGCGCATCAGGCTCAAATGTCACGCCAAGCGTCACCAGTGGGAGCACTACAACCAGTGGGGCCATTGGCGGTCTGAATCTTGGCAGCCTGACCAGTGGCGTGCCTGCCATGGTTGACACGAATTACGCGGTGACTACCTCCGGTTCAGCTTTCTCATTTAGTGAGTCAGCCGTAATTGGTGACACGATAAGTTCAGCCACTGCGGTGACTACTACTGCTGGCACCGTTGACGACCTTCCGACTTACGGCGAAGTCGTGACTGGTTCTGGAGGCGTGAAATCGACCTTGGCTGCAACGACACTTTCAAGCGGGATCATGTCGATTACGGCAGGTGGAGCGGGCACAAGTGCAATCCTGTCCAACAAGATGTCACTTGAAATTGATTAGAGCTTGGCTGCTGGTTTTGCTGTTGCCTAGCTC